CATAAACTGTGTAAATTTTAAATCAGGATTTGCTCTTTTTGCTAACAAAAAGTCTCTTCTGGCTTTTAAAGCATTTAAACCTAATTTTCCACCAGATTTCCAGCGTTCTGCTTTCATTGCGTCTTCCTCTACTGCTTTTCTTTGCCTATCTCTTAAGGCTTGTATTAATAACTGAGTATTAACCTGACCTTCACCAGCACCAATACTTTGTTGGTATGCTTGTAATATATCTTGATTTGTTGCTGTTGCCATAATAATTCCTTATTTAAAAATCGTTACTACCTTGTATTTTTAATGCAGAGGCATGCACCCTTGCATTTTGAGTATCTTGATTTGTCCAGACAATTCCACCTCCAGAAGTCCAAGATAAAACACCTGCTGTAGTGCTACCATTTAAATCTTCAACAACTTTTACTATATTGTGAGAACTTGAAGAAGTAAAATAAACCCAAAAAACTTGTAAATTTTTCTTTGTGGTTGAATGTTTCCAATAAACAGTAACCATCCAAACAGTACCTAGTAAATTATCGTCATTGTCTTGATGGACTATAGTCATAGACGAAGAATTAGAAAGAGATGTGTTGCTAGCTAAATATGTTGTTGCTCTTAATAATTTAAACGTATCTATATGGTCAAATTTTACTGAATGTGTAGCTGTGTTTATTGGATAATGATTATCTGTATGAGCGGTTCCGTCAGAGGCTGGTCTATATAAAGTTTCTACCTCAGATACACCATGTATTTTAGTCCTTGCTTGATTTGTATTCGGAGACAACGCCGAAGAGGTACTTAAACCAATATCTATAGTTCCAGTTGCTTGCATTATAATTGCAGTATTTTGAGATTGATTGTTGTTTACAGAATCAATATAAATACCATTGGAACTTTTTATCATTACACCATAACCACTGCCTTTTGAATGTGTATTGTATTGTTGAATTAAAATATTATTATGCTTAGCACTTGTATTGCCAGCGTCTGCTTTTATTTCTATTCCATTCGTATCAAAATTATCTGTAATACTGCCATCTTCGCTAATTTTATTGTAAGCAAGCATTTTTGAATATCCAAATGCACTTCCACTAAATCCAGAATCTCCGCCTTGAATTGTAATTGTTTTTGGTGCTGCTTCAACTCCCGTTGCATTAATAATAGAATCGCCAAGCGAAGTAAGATTAAATGTAGAAGAATTATCCCAATCAAGAGTAGCGGTATTCCAATCACAGTTCGCAGTTGTTGTTAAATTAATATCGTTTCCACCGCTTACTAAAAAATCTCCATCTGTAGTGTCTATTGTTACTTGGTCTAACGTTGTGGCTCCATCTACGTCTAACGAACCAACGTTTGTAATATTATTTCCGCCATGCGATTGATTACCAGTAAAGGGAACAGAACCATCGCTATGAATAAAATCAGAATCACTTAATGTATCTTCTTTTTCTTTTATTTCATTTGAAATTACTTCTGCTTGTGTTGTTGCGAATGTTTCCTGAAATCCTACTCTTTTCCAGTTATTTTCAATTTTTACATATTGAACAATGCCAATCCCATCTAGCTCTATAAATGCAATATCACCATGAAATCCTTCCCTAGAATCTGGTATTCCTTTTCTAATCAAAGGTAGATTTGATTTTCTACCGCTAAGTGTTCTTTCTTGCCTTGTAAATGCCATTATTTCACACTTTTTGCTCTATAGACAATAGTAATGTCGTTTATCTCAAAAGAGGACGGAACTAAGCCAATAATAAATTTAGAAGAACTGTTTGGGGTTGTACTCCATGCAGGTGTTACAGTTGCTACCTTAGAACTACCTACATAATCATGTATTCTTGTTGTTTCACCCAATCCATTTCCGCTCCATATTGTGATTTGCATATTATTATAATAATCATCGACTGAAGAAGCACCTGAGTCTAGTGTAATATGAGTTGCATCATCAGCCCCTTGAGCCGTATTGGAGCGAACATTAGAGTTAATATTTAATTTTAAAGCAAATGAATAAATATTATTTGCCTCAGAGCTAGTTGTTGGTTTTAAAACCGCTGTTGTCCAATTTGCAGACGGCAAAAGTGATTTGTAATCTGATAAAAAAGTAGAGTAATTAGTTCCGTCTTTAAATGTTTTATCATATGCTGTTTCTCCATTTACATCAAAAGTACAAACTATATTAGGAAGTTCATTTGCAGCCGTTCTATAGGTTATATATACTTTGTATATTTTTTTTCTAATTGAAGGGTCACCAAAGTCAATATCTTTTGTAATATATGTAAAATCATGAGTAGTAGACGGTAGATGGCTATATTTATAAACAGTAGAATTTGTGCCACCAATAAAAAACATATTATTGTCTCCATCTACTGCTAGCCTAGTAATTTTTCTAGCATCATAATCTCTATATGTACTTAACGCATTTCCCGTAAAAATCCACGAGCCTAATTTTAAATTATAAACGTATATTATTCCTGAGTAGTTTAAAAATACAATTTGATGTTTTTTAGGAGCATATCCAATAGAAGAATCCTCTATTCCGCTGTCAGTAATAAAGGTTCTCCATGTATCTTCGCTAATAACTGTTCTTCCATTTTTTTCTAATAAATTAACTACCTGGTTTCCTGTAAATAAATACGCACCATATTCATTAAAAAATGCAATTCCTTTATCTGTTTTTATACTATGGTATTCATTTGCAATCCCATTATATGGATAAATATTTTCTAGAAACTCAGAACCTTGAGCAACGTTAATCACATATAGTGTTTTTTCTTTAAATTGCAATATTCTGTCCGCAAATGATTCCAGTTTAACAATATTTTCTCCGTCTCGCACCGCAACATCAACAATACTGTCTTTATTTGGAAATGTATCAAAGCGATTAACCATGCTTTTTAACATTCTATCTGGATAAGTAACGTTGTCTTGCTTAACGTTTCCAACATACGCTCTTCTTCCCTGAACAGTTCCTGTTTTCCAAGATGCTTGCAAAGTATCAACTTTTTGATAAAACCCATTTAAGCTTTTCCAAGTATCAACCACATTTGCCCTTTCAGGAGTTATTCCAGTAACAGCAACCGCATTGGCAAGATTAGTTGTTGTGTCTGTTACATCAATAAAGCTATAATCGTATGTTTCTGCCTCAGGAAAAAACTTAAAACCTTTATCAATAAAATTAGATTCTCCAATTAAGTAATAATTATCATCATCTGTTTTTTTATAATAAACGCGAGAACCTATAATTCTTTTATTTAATCCATATGTACCGCTTGGCTTAGCATTTATATATA